GCCCCCTATACGGGGGCCGCGCAGTGCATCATCCACTGTATAGAGTAATCTATACTTTCCAAGAAGGGAACTTGCAATGTCCAGTGCCGGTAAAAGAGAACGTTCATTACCATGTAAGGTAACGTTCGCTCTCCCTTCGTTGTCCAAAGACCACGAAGTGATGGATTCAACCCCATCTATTATCGGTACTGGGAAACAGGTTACTGTTTCGGAATCGCATCCGGTGAACCGTGATAATGGTTCATACGAATCTGGCGGCCCGTTTTTCACGAGCCGCGTGTCCTATTTTGCTAATCCTGGACACGTCCGCAATGCTTACAATTTCGGGCAAGGTAAATATTATACCGGGCCTGTACTTTGTAACTTGCCGACCAGTGCTAACATGGATGCTGTCGGTTTCACCAACAAAAATCTCAACTATGGGAGTGAAAACTCCTCTAAGTTGAGTAAAGATGGTGCGACCGCAGTATCACTTAGCAGCCCTACTAACCCAGCTACTAATCTCGGCACCACTCTTGCTGAAATGCATAGAGAGGGACTTCCATCCCTACCAGGTGTTCAAACCTGGCGGAACCGAACTCAGCTGCTAAAAGCAGCGGGGTCTGAGTATTTGAATAAGGAATTCGGCTGGCAACCGCTGGTTGATGAAATCAATCCAGTTGTTAACGCAGCCCGCCATTCAAAACTTGTGATGGAACAATATCACAGTGGAGAAGGGCGAAATACTCATCGTAGCTTTAAATTCCCATTGCAACACTCCGCCGGATTTGCCGATATGGGCGAACAGGCCCCAGCGTTTCTGGACCTGTCCGGCTATTACGCATTTCCGTCGAAGTCAAGACGTGTAGTTTCGCGGGTTAGCGAAACTAAGAGATGGTTCGAGGGTGCTTTTACCTACGCATTACCTTCCTCAACTTCAAGTTGGGGAAAGATGCTTGGGATCGGCTCAGAAGCCGATAAGCTCTTCGGTATCTCTCTGTCCCCAGATATTCTCTGGGAGCTCACGCCTTGGAGTTGGGCCGTCGATTGGTTCTCGAACGCTGGTGACGTTGTAAATAATGTCACCAACTTCGGACTCGCCGGTCTTGTTATGCGATACGGCTTTATGATGGAAGAATCCATCGAAAAGATAACCGTTGAGAATGGACCTTGTGCCTTCCATACCAATAATGGTAAAGGAGGAGAAGGTCCACCTACTTTCTCAACCCCGTGCTCTAGTGGCATTGAATGTGTCACTAAACGCAGAGGTATCGCAAACCCCTTTGGGTTTGGTATTGGCTGGGAGGGCTTATCGCCCACTCAGCTTGCCATTACTGCAGCCCTCGGTATTACCCGATGGTTGTAGCAGATATACTGCACCACTAATGTGGCATCTGCCACAACGAAAAGGAGTGTGCCTATGGCACTGACCGACCCTCAAAAATTCAAAGAAGTCTCTGCGGCGGAAGTGACTGCCCCCCGTGTTTCTACGGGGGACTTCAAGTCCATCTACGAGACTTCAGATGGTCTGAATAAGCTGACCGTTTCCACTTCGGAAACCGGTTCCAGCCGTATTCGCCATCTTGTGAGGATCGACGTGAGTAAGCTCGCGACTAATCCGTTCGAAGAAACTAAGAAACAGAGCGTTTCGATGTCCGTTTATTTGGTCATCGACCGCCCCGAATCCGGTTTCACCGTTACGGAAGCGAAGAAACTGGTTGAAGGCCTTGTTGGTCTTCTCTCAGCTTCGACGTATTCTCTGACGGAAAAAGTGATCGGCCGGGAGTCTTAGACTCCCTATAGGTCTTCTATCGAATTCCTATACCGACTCTTTCTGTCATTGAAATCTCCTCTGAAAGGAGGTCGCTTACGTGGATAAACATGGTTATGATTACAACCATGCTACGTCCTCTGCCCAGTTTATCGCTCTCATCGTTGTATTGATGGTAGCAATTCTGGGTGGGCTTACTCTAGGCCTCGTTCTATTGACTTCTATTTTGTAGTCATAGAACGTCCCTTCAGTGCGGCAGGCTAAGGATAACCACCTCTATTAGGAGGGGCTATGAAAAGCCTGACATCACTCTGGAATATTCTAGCCTTGGAAATGGCTAGAAGATGCGGCACTAGCGCCACCATGGACATTAAAACTGTCCAAGGACGGTTTGAAAACGAGGGTTTATCGTTTTATACGATAACCCTTCCTTCCTTTGGTAAAGACTTTCAACAAAGTCTAGACCAAGGGTTGGTTGCTCACGAATCCTTCCTTCCGTTTAAGAAGGTTGGATCGAGGCTCCCCTCATTTTTGAGAGGTTTCTCTGAGCTTGTTTTCAATCCTAGTACTGGTGTCCTTTTGGAGGATCCATCCATTGAAGCTATCTATGCTATTAGACAACTGACGTTGATCTATAGCAAGATGCTTTTGCCCTGCTCTCTCGAGAGAGAGAGAAAGGCTATGGATGAATTTGTCCAATGTGATAAGGAGGTCAACTATGCCGATTCCGTTCGTCCTCATTCTGATGTTTCTGAATTTGGTCGTATGGGTCGACTACTGTTTGGTTCCCTATTTACCAAAGTAGATAGAGATATCTATGATGGTAATATAGTTCCCAAGCACGGTCCAGGCGCGACTGCTGAGAAACTTACCAGTAATGGTAAGTATCTCACTCGCTACTGGACTGATCGTCTTGAGAAGGTCTTCCATGTTGGAGACTTTCTCTTTCCTAACAGTCGATATATTTCTGACTGTTATGACGATGTTGACTTCCTAGAACCCGGTTCCGAGACCCCCAGTAGGGTAGTCTCAGTTCCTAAGACGCAAAAGAGTCCTCGTATTATCGCCATTGAGCCGTCCTCTGTACAGTATGTACAACAAGGACTTCTCGAGTCGATTACGAGATCTATGAACCACCATTTTAGTGGATCATTTATCAGTTCTGAGTCCCAAGAGCCTAACCAGCTCTTGGCCCAGGAGGGTTCCATTTCTGGCTCCCTTGCCACGCTAGATCTTAGCGAGGCATCTGATAGAGTCTCTTTTGAGCTCGTTCAAGCCCTACTCGCTGATAATCCTCTATCATTAGAGGCAATTTCAGCTTGTCGGTCTGAGCGGGCTTCTGTTCCTGGCCATGGAATAATTTCCTTGTCCAAGTTCGCGTCTATGGGTTCTGCTCTCTGTTTTCCGCTTGAGGCGATGGTCTTTTTGACCATTATCTTTTTAGCGATAGAGCAGGAGCAAGGACACCGGTTTACCAAAAAGGGCGATTTTTTGCCCTTTATTGGTCGGGTGCGTGTCTACGGAGACGATATTATCGTCCCTATAGATTATGTGCATACCGTTGTTGACCATCTTGAGCGTTTCGGCGCAAGGGTTGGTCGCGCTAAGTCTTTCTGGATCGGAAGATTCAGAGAGTCTTGCGGTAAGGAGTATTACGCTGGTTCTGACGTTTCTATTGTCAAGATCAGGCAGTTTCTCCCTACGCAACGGCAGCATGTTGCTGAGGTCATCTCCACGGTTGCCTCTCGTAACCAGTTCTATGAACATGGTAATTGGGAGGTCGTGAAGTGGCTGGATCAGCGTTTGGAGCGTGTACTCGTACACTATCCTTATGTTGAATCTAGCTCCTCTGCGTTAGGTCGTATTTCCTTTCTTGGTTATGACCAGGATCGGATCTGCGAGAACCTTCATGCGCCTTTGGTTAAGGCCTATGTGGTTTCGTCGGTATCGCCCAAAGATCATTTGGACGGTCCCGGTGCCTTGCTTAAGTACTTCCTTAAGCGTGGATCAGATCCCACGTTTGATGCGAAGCACTTAGAACGTGCTGGACGTCCTCGTGTCGTCCGCATCAAAACGAGGTGGGTATCCCCCTTCTAGGGGGGCCCTGGACTGTCTACTTTCTGTAGACTAGGCCTTTAATGAGGCCAGGGAGATCAAGTTGATCTCTTGGTGATTTGTACAATCACCCGGGAGATGCACTTGGCAGTGC